GTAAGATCAATTTCTTTAACATGTACGCCTGGAGAGACTAAAAAACCCATTTCTCGTACTCCTTACAATTGTAGAGTCTAAAAACTCTTTGTTATTCTTGTTATTATTTATAAAAATAGGTTTTCTAAAACCGTGTTTTTATATGTTGCAAATCTTATAAATATGCACATGTCATCACACTATGAGAAGTATAAAGACACTATAAAGAAAGTTGCGAAACGTAACTATAGACAACGCATAGTGTGGCTCAACGAATACCTTGCTGACAAGTCCTGTGTTCATTGTGGTGAAAGCGAAACTGTTTGTTTAAAGTTCTACCCACACAACAATAAAATTAGAAAACTTACTCAACGTAAAGGTATGAACGAAGAGAGTCGTGAAGAATCAATTCAATTGATAAAGAATTCAAAAATTGTCTGTGCAAATTGTTTCATTAAATTAGAATCTGATCTAATTGAGTTTATTTAGTGTTTTACCAATTTGTATTATAATCTCTAACAACTGGTGTCCATCTAGTTCCATACTCATCTATAGTATCTTCAAAGGGATCATCTATACCATTGACAATAAAACCAAATGGAGCCATGTCTTGCTCTAACATATCCTGTTGCTCTTTTATCATTGTCTTTCGTATATCGTTGTCAGTAAGTTCTTTGAAATAAGTCTGATCTGTTGCCCATGCAAACATAAACATACATGCAACCAAATCATCATTACACCCATCGTCTGCTTGATAAGATGAACCTCTGACTATAAAAGTAGACAGTTCATTGACAGCATCATAATCTTCTATTATTAGTTTGTTGTCCTCTATCAACTGTTTAAGATTAGAGCAACCAATCTTTTTGACAGCCTTGGTTGTTCTTACACCCAATTGCGCTCTGCCGCCTGAGAAGCCCGCTCCAAGTATCTGTCCGGCCCGTCCTCGCATCGAAGCCATAACTAGGTTGTCATACTCAAGATCAAACTGTAAAGCGTTAGCGACCTGCTCACCTATGTCATTCACCTCTACCATGACGTATGCCTGATTATATGCCTTCGCAACTTCATGTATTTTTGTAGGAAACAGAAGCGGTTTGATTTCATTATCTCTAAACTTCGCAACCACCTTATATGGTATTTCAGTCACATCAAAGACTACAAAGGCAGAATAGTCATTTGCGGTTCCACGAGAAACATCGGCCGTTATCATATACACATTGTCTTTTTCTGGCCTAACATAAATATCCAATCCTGCATTTGATTGAATTGGATTTCTATATACCAAAGTTTTCAATCTGTGTGCACTTATCAATGTATCAATTGAGCCTAGGAATTCACATTCAAACTCAGCGTTAAACTGTGACTCTGAAGTATTTCGTATTGTTTCTTTCTTCCACTCTTCATCACGGCCAGGAACTTCACTCCAATGAACTTCTGTTGCAATATAATCATTTCGTTTTTCCTGTGCATCTACCCATATCTTATAAAACATGTTCATACCGTGTGGTGTAGAAACAATGATAACCTTTGTGTTTTGACCAGAGGTAATGGTAGGATAGACAGATGCAAAGAATTGTTCTGCAACGTTAGAAGGAACAAACGCAAACTCATCAAGGAAAATAATGTTATAAGAACCACCACGAATAGCACTTGAGGAGGTGGCAGCAGCAATAATCTTACTACCGTTCTCTAATTCAATATTACCCTTGTTCCACGCAATAATACCTTGTTGCATCCATTTAGGAAGGTTTTCATATGCAAGTTGTAATCTACCAAGAATATCTCTTGCCGTGATTGACTTATTTGCAAGGACAGCGATATTCACATTTGGATTGAATAATGCATAATGCAAAAGATATGAGATGATAATAGTTGACTTGCCTGACTGTCTAGGTAGTTTAAAAATAGAAAACCTATTATCGTGCATGGTTGAAACCATACCCTCTTGAAAACCATACATCTCAAATGGAACTAGTCCGTGGTCAAGAGAAACGATTTGAACATAGTTCTTAATAAAGTAAAGTGGATCTTCTGCACACTTACCGTATTCGATAATGTTCTCTTTTGTGAACTCTACCGGAGTATTTGTTTTTTTGAGATTAGGATTACCCAGATATTGGTTTTGATCAGCCATATCCTATTTTTCTTTTAACATTTTCTGCAATTCAGCAGTGCTTCCCACAAACAAAGCATTGGTAACATTTTTCGGTGCATTACTTGGAACTTCTTTGAGACGTTTCATTTTCTCTTGAAGGTCGCCAAGTTTCTCTGTCACCTCTGCAACTTGTTTGATCAAATTACCTGCGACTTCATACGCTCGTGGAGCATCACTTTCCCTAGCCAATTCAAGAATACCTTCAATCGCATCAGATCCACGTTCAACCAAGTTGTAAAAATTTTGTCTTTGATACGCATAATCATTTTCTATGTCTGCATCATTATTAGATATTTGTATTGGATTTACTTTTTTTTCAACAATAGGGTTGATCTCAATATCTTCAACCACTCCTAAAGCTTTATCAATTTCACTGTTCATTCTGTTAACTTATCATCGCCTGTGGTATTATCTCTGACTTTTGAATCTTGGAAGAAAGATGTAGTTTCATTAAATCCAAAATCATCATCAGCATCGGCAGTAGTTGGATCTGGAGTAACAGTGTATCTCTGTTCTCTTGCTGGAGCTTCTGACTTAACATTAGCATACTGATCCACAATAGCAGTCTTAATGACACCGGAATCAGTAATTGGACCATAAAGATAAAACTTAGTCGTAAAAGACAATGTATAGATTATGGCTCGTCTTGTTTCAAAATCACCTTCATAATCATCCTCATATGATATGCTATTCAGAATGATTGGCACATCTCTCTTGATACCCATATCGGCCATATCATTAATTGTGAGAGTATAGTCAGGTTGAAAGTAAGGAAGAATCTGTTCTACGATTTGCAATGCATCATCAGAATTCTTTGACAGTATGTACAACTCAAAATCCAAGTTGTATGGAACTGGCATAAATTGTACATCAAGTCTACTAGTATTTCCTGATTTAGTCTTCTTAAACTTTTGTACCCGATTTAATTTTCTACTAGGATCATAAGTTAGATTTTGAATCTCAAACCCAATACGTGGAAGTGTAATCGCTACCTGTTTTGTAAGATCAGGATCTTCTCTTAATCTAACAAGAAACTTTTGTCTCGGACCATAGGCCAAAGGAACTTTCATGGATTGCACAATAGTTCCATCATTGTCTTTACGAACCAACTGAATACCATTGAACAAGGTTCCGAATGCAACAACGACCTTTCTTATTGTTTCGTGGTAGAACTGACTGCCTAACATTCTTTACTCTCCTGCGTCACCAAATGGATTACTTTCAGTGAAATCTAACACATCATCATCCAAACTTTCAAACAATTCATTCTGTGCAGTATTATCAAGACTACCAGTATTTGCTCCACCTGTGCCTATTATATATTCTTCTTGTAACAGATAATCATTGGTGCCTGTCTCAAGAAGTATGCTTTCACCAACAGAGCTACTATCGTCTTCACCTATGATATTGTCACTATCTGTTTCATCTAACAACAATCCTCTAGTTGTTGCAGTGTCATGAATTCTAATAGGTTCATTGACAGCACTTGATTGTTCCAGAGTGAATTGATAAACAAGTGCATCTGTTGAAAGTGCATCTTCAATTGCATCAATCGCATCAATACCTGTATCCAATATCTCGGAACTATAATCAAAGGTGCGACACCGTAATCTATAAGCTGGATTGTTATCTAATTGATGAAAAGGTTCATCGTGGTCAACAAAATTCACAGAAAATAGTTTCTTCAAAATTGGATGAAAAATTAAATCCCCCTCAAGAGGTCTATCTGAATCTGTTGCATCAGTCTCATTAAGAATATAGAAGGTTTCTCCTTCAAATACAATTGCATCAGAGGACATATCAATAGTTCCAGACTCTAGAAGTATGGCACCACCTGTAGTGTCTGTGCCACTCTCAATTGTAATCTGTTTTGTTAACTGTTGAAATCTGTGTTTTGCTACTACAAAGGTTACATCACTTAGGTTTTGTAAACCAAACCTATTCATCAACTCTCTTTCACCTTCATAACCACCCTCTGCATTCTCAACATACATTTCAATCTTAGCAGAAGAACTAAATTTTGAAAGCACATCTTCTCCCAAAAGAGTATCTTCTGCTACAATAGTCCTGTCTAGATAATGAACATCATGGCCGAATATCTGAATGGCTTCTGCAAGCAAATCTCTATAGAGATTTTGCTCTGTTGCAATCGCATGAGAATTACTGGTATGAAATATGGAATTAACAGGCATGGTTTATCCTATCATATAGTTGACGGGCAACTCAAATGCAAGTTGAATTTGTTCTTCTAATCTTTGCAATTCCTCTTGTGCTTGTGAGTAAATAGTGTCACCATTCATCGTGACACCTCCTAACATTGTAACGCCATTAAACTTTGATAGGTTTGCACCCCATTGTCTTTTGATTAGAGCAGTTGCATATCTTTTCAAATACATGTCATTATATACATCTGTAAATGATGTTGGGTCAAGCTTTCTATAACACTCAATAATGATATATTCATCAACTTTAACATCATTGTTCCAGTCCATATCAAGGTAAAGTCTTTGTTGATGCTGACTAAAACGAATAGGAATCTCACCAACTAACACATGTTCTAGGAAGTCTAGATGTTGCAACGTCATTTCATATTCCATAATGGAGGTAGATGAAAAGTCATATAAATCATTCAACCTCAACTGATATCTAAGGTCAAACATGTTGGCCGTTGTGCTATCAGTGATAGGAAATACATTGACGACAGAAAGAACAGCTGTCGGTACAGGAATGTAACCATTACCTTCTTTCCAAGTTGCAGTGACAGAACTATCCACCACATCAGTTGCGGTTGTAGATGTATCAGATGTTGCTCTGGTTATATCTGCTGAAGTGATTTGATGTTTGAGATACATTCTCTCAACACCATCATAGTGGTATTCAGCAAAATATTGTAGCGCCTCGTCCAATCTATCATCAATCTGATCGTCTGACACATTAATGTCTATAACACCAAAACCAAGAGCTCGTAAACAGTATGATTTAAGAGTGGCCTTTGTTGATGGAACTGCCATATGTTTGACTCCGTTTATTACTTATTTATAAGTATTTAATCGCGATACAATTTGGACCAAATTCCAACTCTTCTTTCCAACCAGACCACTGTTCGAAACCTACACTTTCATATGCAACCAATGAAGTTTTTCTAGGCACTGTCCATATCCAAGTTCCATGATTATCTTTTGCATACTTTATAGTTTCAAGTAGTATTAAAGAAGCAAGACCTTGTTTACGATATTCTGGATCTGTCCATAAACCTCTAGACCTAAAATATATTGAGTCTTTCCAATCATTACTCATATAACAACTGTTAACTGACACGAGTTTGTTGTTTTTGAAAATACCGAAGAAAACAGGAGAAATTTCCATGTTGTAATCAAAACCAAAGTGTCTACTTGGATGTCTCCATGTCCATTTGTTGTATGGTTTGATGCCTCCAGTTTTGTTTGGCCACAACTGAGTTTCCCAAATAAGTTTTATTTCTTCCCATGATATTCTCTTTACCTCAGACATGTTTTTTATAATTTCTCAGATTAAAGAAATTGGGAATATGCTTTGAGTGCTTGCTCCAATGTTTCTGCCTCACGAATACCAGTCTTTGCTTTTCTCTTTTTACTTTTTTGAACGATTTCCTGTTCGAACATTTTTAGTTTTAATCTAGAGAGAATATTTTTATGAACTTCATTTTCAGGGTCATAATCAAATATGAGATCTAAAGATTCACCTTCGACTTCTACTTTGTTTCTTTGGGCATAATCTTGGAATGCTCGTCTGAATTGATCACGAGTTGCTTCGTTTCTGTTTCTTGTGCATTCATCAAGTGACTCATAAGAAAATTCTTGAAGCAATGCTAGAAAACGTTCGTCCTTTTTATCAACTGAAACCGAGAATACTGTCGTGCCTTCTTTACCACCATTTGCATGTGCACCATCATCAGGAATATCGTAATTGTGAATGATATCAATCTCAGTCAGATCTGCATTTGTGTAATAAGCCTCAACTATCCTACCAACAAAAGGATATTTTGGTTCGCCCTTCTCATTATAGGCAGCAGTTTCTTCACCCATAGTTTATCTCCTATGTTTTATCTATGAAAAGTTTATAAGTATTGATTGTGACTGCGGAACCGTTTGGAAATTCTTGTGCACGATAGTCACTACCAACTTGCAATGTTTGATAATTACCAGAACCATTAAGTCTTGTATCAAGCATATTGGTTCCTCGGGCATTACCACTGCCACTTGTTCCAACGGAATATGTAATCTTGTTACCATTAGTATCATGAGCCGCAGTGTATCTCAACCAATTACCTAGTAGGTCAGCAAGAGTGCTCGTGGAAAACTGTTGAATATTATTAGAACCATCAATAAGAACGGGTGTTCTGGATGGAGTCAGATTAGAACCATCTCTACGATGAAGATAGTAATTAGTAATCGTGGTTGGTTGGTCAAGGGTTTCAGGGATACCTGCGGCCGAATATGCTGATGTGTCAGCTCTTGTGTCTGTAAAAACAGCGGTGTCATCAGAAGAAACTTTAGTGTAGTTACTTGGCGCAGACGCTGATGAAGTTATCGTATATGTTCCAGCAGTATCAGAAGACTCAGATGCGGCAACCATAAGGTTCACTGCCGGATAAATAAAAGTGTCCAAAAAATCTGTCAAATTCATAGCCCGGACAGCACCGGCGCTACTATCATAATATACAGGAAAGGTGGTTCCTGTATCAGAAGTGTTAGAGATGTCACCAGTTGAAGTATAGGCAAAATTGATTTTATCGTAAGAAACTGTCACAGTGCTCGGTTCAGCAGTGCTAGACTCTGCGACAAAAGCACTTGAGCTTTGTGAAGTTGCGCCTGCCTTCAATCTGGTGTCATCCATAGCATCAATATTTGCTCCACTACTGGAAACAACAGTAAGAACAGCAGTAGGACTTAAACTATATTGGTAAATAGCTTTCTGTGACCACTCGTTGATTTCGCCCGAAGACAATTCAATTAAGTTTCCCCCACTAAAATATAAAGGTGATCTAACTGCCATTGTGTAGATGTCCTACAATTTTATGTTTTAGCTGGGAAATCAGATTCGGCCCGCACAGCATCACGTTTTACTTTCAACGCATCTGCCTTAGTTGAATTGCTTTCCATGAGTTTGTCCCACAACGCATCTAATCTTTCTGTATCTGTCACTCCAGCTTCATTGTAAAGATCACGACGCGCCGGGCCGTGCGGTGCTGTGTAAGACCAATCATTATCAACCCATTTTGCTTTACCACTTGGAGGTCTTGGACATTCAATAGCACCAGCCGGCACAGCAGGATGATCACCTGATTCTGTGATAAATGAACCAATATAATTTCCAGATGTATCTCTATAATGTTTTGTCGGCATTATCCTAAATCTCCTCCATACGCTACCACAACAAAGTCCCACTTAGAAGCTTGGATTGAAGTTTCATTAAAAGTTGATTGATCATGAATTCTAATTTCTGGTCCTGCCAATACTTCTACATTGGTTGCATCAGCTTGTATTGAAAGACCAGCGTCAATAGTACCACCAACACCACCAGCACCAGCCATTAGAAGATAATCGCCAGTGGCCCAACCTCGTTCACCATCAGTACACTTAACCCAAACTTCAACTAATGTTGGTCTAACTCCCAAACCATGACTAAAAGTATGAACACTATCCATAGTTATATCAGTTGCACTACTTTCAAACGCTACATCAAGTGCTGGACTTCCAATATATGTTTTAAGTCTTGATGCTGCTGTTTTTCTATTTGTACCACCAGCACCATCGTCAATAATAAACAAATCTGCATCAACAATAGCAGCTCCAATATCCGTAGCACCATCAATATCCAAGTCTGCAACAGCAATACTTCCATCAGGAAACACTGGTGCTTGACTAAATGTTACCACACCATCAGAGGCAATAGCAATAGAATCAGTATCTGACGTATGGCCAATGTTTGTACCATTGATAATAATGTTATCAACAGTCAATGTTGTTAACGTGCCGAGTGAAGTAATGTTTGTTTGTGCAGCAGTTGTAAGTGTTACGTCTGCTATGTATGTTTTGATCCTACTAGCGGCGGTTTTTCTATTTGTACCACCAGCATTATCATCAACAATAAATAAATCTGCATCTGCGAGTCCAGCACCTATATCAGTACCACCATCAATATCTAAATCTGCAACTGCAATAGATCCATCTGGGAACACTGGTGCTTGACTAAATGTTACTACACCATCAGAAGCAATAGCAATAGCATCTGTATCTGATGCACTACCTATATTTCCAGCATCAGCAATAACAAGACCTGCTCCAGAGGTAATAACGGCTCCAGAAGTAATTGCATTATTAAATGTTGCAGCACCAGCATCAGACATATCCAATGTTAAGGCTGTAACAGCAGAGCCACCGTCATCTCCCTTAAATACAATATCTTTATCTTGTACACTGGAAGTTATTACAAAATCAGAAGATGAATTAGAGAAGTCACCAATAGCAGTACCATCATCCT